TGTAGTTGTATTCGGAGACGACACACCCGAATTTGGTATAACAATTTGCTCTAACGCTCCTCGAGAACCACTAGTACTAGTAGGATCTGAAAATTTAGTACTTGCGCTATTAGAAGCATTTGCTATTAAGCCTTTGGGTACATTACTCATTAAATCCAATAATTTAGGTGTAAGAAAATTTGATTTGCCTATTGAGTTGTCAGCATAGCTATGAGGGCTATCTACATTATCGTATAATGTCTCTTGGCTAGTGAATCCTGTAGGTATCGAAGTATTAATATCTCCACTACCGTATAGTACAGATTCGTATGCAACTGTAATAGAATTTTCCATTAGACCTGCGCCATCGCCGTAGTCTAAGTCTCCGTGCTGCCATGCTGATAGCAAAGGATTAACTAACGTGTAACTAGCCCAATTTTGTTTTGCTAATTGGTATATTTTTATAAATTCGAAAAATGGCTTATGGGTACCTGTCCAGTCCATAGGATTTAATCCGTAAGTAGGAACATTGTCGTAAAATTTATCTCGAGGATCATATGCAGCATGAATATTGTTATCTCGGCCGTCTGCATAATACCATTTGTAGTATTCTTCAAGCATACTACGAGTTGCACCTACATTATCATCATGCAATCTTATATTAATATCTTGATAATCTAGTCTAGTTTGGATGTTTTTTTTGCGGTTGTATTGTTGTTTAACATCAATCGACGCCCTGTAACTTGGAAGATCTAACGATTTTGCTAATACTCCAATTTCTTTTTGGAACTTTATAGTATTTTTTAATGTTGCATCACCAATTGCCGAACTTGGTTGGAATACTACGTGGTATAAGAATTTTGTCTTAGGAGCAAATGCATGGCTGTATTCACCAAACAACTGGTGCGCATGTCTTGCATCACGTAAGTGAATATCAGTCATATTAGTTATGTAAGGATCATTTATGCTCATAATAATATTTAGCCATTTAAATTAACTGTGTATATAAAAAAAACGAAGACTGAATTAACAATCTTCGCTTTTAAATTAAATACCAATCCTAATTAAAGATCTTAACCGGTAACTGCTGTTCCGCCTACAGATGCATTAGTGCTACGTGTCTCGCTCGAGCCAATACCAACGAAGTCATCATCAGCACCAAATTGTATAGCGTTATCGTAACGAATACTTAGTGTTGTTGTAACTGGTTCATTAGTAGCGTATGCTAATGTATTATAGTTAGCTGATTCAACATAGCAACCTACTAAGTGGAAGCGGTCAATTACTGATGCTCCATTAGCGCCGTTGCCACCATCTAGAATTTCAATTCTAGTTTGGAATTTATAAGTACCACTTGACACTGCACTAGACTGTTCATAAAAATCAAACTGTCTTTGAATTTGCTGACCAACAACTTTTTGTACATTGTTGTTTGCATCTTCACGTAGTGTTAGTGTAATTGGATCCCATGTGTGCTTACCTGCAAGATATGTTCTTGAGTTGTAAGCTTCAATAGTCATTTGTTCAAAAGATAAGTTTGGACGAGTTACGTCTACTACTTGTCTCGAAACTTCTCTAGTACCGTCAGCTGCGCCTGTTGTACCGAAGTTGTCTAAAAATACCCTGAAGCGATATTGTAATTTTGGCATCAGTAAAGATGAATTACTTCCAGCGCCTTCTGTTGGTATCGAAATATTTGTTAGTGTTGTAATTGGCATTCTTTTATCTCCTATGCAGTATTTATGCTTAAATGAGCGGAGAACTTTCTCCGCTCATTATATGCGCATATTATCCTAGTGCTGCAATTTCTCCAGTATTTTTAATACGCAACGGAATGTAAATAAATTCAATTGCTTTTACAGGTTCAATTGCAATATCTAACCAAAGCTCGTTGCGATCAATTCTTGCTGGTGTGTTGTTACTTTCGTCACACACTGCTAGGAAGTCGTAAAGTGCTCTTAAACCAACTAGTTCTAGCAATAGCGCATCTGCTGCTGCTTTGATCTGATCACGTGTGATCTTATCGTTTGGTTCAAATAGGTATGGTCTTGCTAATAACTCTAGTTGTCCACGTAAGTATACAGTTAGACGTGCTACGTTAACACGATCCAATGCACTTGCGTTTCTTGCACGAGTCTTTTGTCCAAATACTACAAGTCCTGCACCACTAATGAATGTGATTGGATTGATTGCATTTGTATAAAGTGTATCACGCTGTCCAGTGTTTAGTGCTACGCTTTCAAATTCGCCTTCACTAGTAATATAGCCTGAACTTGTAGCATTAGTTACGCCACCACGTCGTGTTCCTGCTGGAGCAAACCAGGGGAAAGCAACTTGGTCGTTTAGTATAATAGTGCGTAGTGCCATATGACTTGGCGGAACAACAATATTGTTGCCTGCATTGTCACTTGTAAAGCCCCATGGATAATACATACCCATGTACTCATCACGGCTTACTGCGCCATCATCGTTATCTTCAACTGCTAAATTAACGTTAGTTGCCCACTCATTTAATGATGTTGCATCTGGTGTTAATCTTGCTGGAGTATCACCTACAACAAATGCTGTTAAGCGTCTGTCATAATTTAGTGTTACCATTTCACCAATTAGTTCTGGATAACCTGGAGTAGCCATTAAGTTAAACTGACGACTTTCTTCGTCACGTATATCTTGATTGCTGTTAACAAGCGCCTGTAGTGATGTTATAACACTCTTACGTTGTGCATGACGTCCGAAGCTACCTGAACCGTCAGCTTGGTTACCTGAATCAGTAACCCAACGATGTGGGTAGTAAGCTGCCATAGACTCATCAACTCCGCCAACTTGATGACGTGTATTAGTTGTAGTTGTGTCTACATAGTTACGCTCAAAACGCTTAACATTAAATCCACTTCTACGTGTGTTCCATAACAGCATACCTTCTGGGTATAGTGCAGGATCAGGAGCATCAGTATCTAAATAATCGTCAGCTAGTAACTCTTCAATTGTTCCGGCTATGTGCGAAGTAGAACTTCCACCGTTTACACTCCAACGTGCATCAGCAAATAAAACACCATTTTCTGTAGTTTGATCTGCTTTGTCAACTAGTACCCACTTTACAAGTGTAGCATTGTAGCGATAAATTGTGCCATACTTTTCAACGTCACTTGTAGCAACCCAAAGGTCACCTTCAACTAGTGAAGTTACACCATCTGATTGTTTAGTTGGCTGTGTAGCACTAACAATTGGTCCTGTTGCGTTTGTACTTGGATATTGTTGTAAATAACCTTTCCAACCTGTGCCGTTGTGTACCATAATATCAGCTTCGTCAACAACTGAACTGTACCAAAGAGTACCGTCTGCTGTTAAGCTTGATGGTGCAGTAGCACTTGCTGTTGCTACTAATGGCTTCCAGTTTGAAGCAACTAAATCGTTAGCAGCGTCACCTGTTGGTGCTGTATACAAGTTAGCTTTTTTATTGTTGCCAGTAGCAACAAATCCTGCTAGTGCTAGTACACCGCCAGTGTCAGCTATTCTAATATCGCCGCCTGTTTTGTGTTGGATAACAATTTTGTTAGTTGCGTCAACTAGTGCAACTACGTTCGTAAAGCCAGCTGCGTTAATTAAACCTGCAATTAAGTCAGAATCTGTACTTGCAGCTAGTGTAGTAACACTAATAGTTTTAGCTGTTCTTGTTAAAGAGTTTGCTGTAGTTTCTTCTAGTGTAAATGCATATGTATTTGCGGTAAGCTGTGCAGCAATTTTATCACTAGTTATTGAAGTTGCGCCTGTTGCTGCTCTTTCAAACACTCTAAAGTTTGCTACTATCGGAGATGCTTCTTCGATATTTGCTTTAACATAAAGGTCGCCTGCTAATAAGCTTGCGCCGCCGCCTGCTTTATCTAGCCCAAACAATGCAGCTTCTGGTGTTGCATACATTGGAGCAGTTGTTGCGCCCCATAGTTGTGTGTCAGTGTTGTATTCTTTAACACTAAAGTTTGCCCCGCCGTTTGGCTTAGTTGTTTTAATCCAAAGTGAACCAGTTGGTGCTTCTGCTGCGCCGCTAATTTTATATGCTGGAACATTTGTGTGTGGAGCAATAGTTAGTTTTGGTGCTGCATATGTTTTAGTAACAATACCTAGTGCGCCGCCATCATCAGATGCAACGCCATCATCACCAACTAGTGCGCCTGCACCAGTTTCGATTTCAACAGCTACACCAGTTGAATAAATTTCAAGTGCGCTGTTAACTACTGCTGCTGTAACTCCTGCAATACCACGATCGTTAATATCAGCTGCAAGTTGCGTAGTTGTTGTGCCAGTTGCAGTAACAACTAAATTGTTAATAGTTAACTCATCACCTTGTGCAATTGAAACAGGTGTGTTTGTTCCGCGTACTACTGGGAAGCTTGCACTCCACTGTGTAGAACCTACTTGTATCCAAGTACCAGCTGTGCCAGCTGCTGTGCTGTGTCCTGGAGTTTTATAAAAAACTTTAAATTTCTGTACAGTGTCGCCTGATGCAATAGTTGCATCAACTGCGTAATCACCAATTTGTCCAATTGATAGCTTCGGAGCGTCAGTGCCACTGTCAATGTCTGTTGCTTGTACAATTACAGTACGTGCTACAGATGTAAATGACTGCCCGCCAGTTGTTGAAACTGCTGCTGAATTCCACTCAAGTATACCAAAATTAGTAACTTGTGTGTCTACCCATGCTGCGCCATTAGCTGGCTCGCCACCTGGTGATGTTGCACTTGCTGTAAGTGCTGCTAAGTCTAAATCTGCACGAACAACGTATGCACGATTTGAAACGCTTAATACTGAATATGCTGTATTAAGACCATATTCGTTAAGCTCTCCGCCGTGAATCATATTATTGTTTGCATCACTATAAAATAAAGCATCGCCGAATGTTTCGCCGAGTTCTCTTTGACTTGTGATTAAATAAGGTTTGCCTGCGTTTGCTTTGGTAGTACCTGCTGCAATTCCTGCGCCACTGCTACTAGTTTTATTAGAAGCTGTTGCAACAAAAATCATAGGTACTGTTCCACCGCCTGCTGGAGTGTAGAATGATTCGTCAATTACATTGACTTCTACGCCTGGTGATACTAATGCCATGTTAATTCTCCTGTTGGATGTTAGTGTTTTCTCTATACAGTATTTATTACAATGACATCAAAACACCTATCGAATACCTCCGAAAAAGGTACCAAAAAGGTGAACTAAATACAATATGAGACCATTATGCATTTGCGGGGAGCGTCCTGCGGCAATAAACTATCGAAGGGACGGTAAAATCTTCTATCGAAAGAAGTGTGAACGTTGTTTACGTAATGGAGTAAGTCACGGGATACCTTTATGGAAACAGCGTGGATACGAAAAGAAAAGTATTTGTGAAAAGTGCGGGTTTAAATCAAAGCATCCTGAACAATTTAATGTGTTTCATATAGATGGTGATTTAATTAATTGCCGCCCTAATAATTTAAAGACGATATGCGCTAACTGCCAACGTATAACTCAAAAAGAAGGGGTACGCTGGAAGCAAGGCGATCTACGTCCTGACTTTTAAGTAAGACATTAATTGATCCAAGTTAAACTTTAAATCTTCTAATGTGCTGTTGTTGTCAATTGTAAAGTCAGACATCCATTGCTCTAAGCTCATTGAGTCAGTAGATTCAGCTTCTAGATGCATGCTACGATCAACCCAAATACAGTAATCAAATACACCAGTATTTTGCATTGCAAAGAATTCACGCTTGTTGCGTAGCCCACAATAGATATCGTAAGCTTCAAACATCTCTCTGCCTAGAGTTGCTGCATCAGGAACATTATAATCACAAATAGCATTATACCATTCTGCTCTGTGATTATGCCTGTCAGCATAACACTCTTCCTCATTAGCATATCCATACTTGTCCTTTAGATCATTATATAT